TTCTTCGTCAGGACGGTGCAAGATCAGGCCGGAGGTGTAGAAGCCGCGCAGCGCACTGGCCCCGGACAGCGCGAGGAACGGATCATCCTTCACCTGCAGCTTGCTGAGCTTCTTGGTGTGGTGCGCGAGGATCACGCCGCAGTCGGGATTGACGTGGTCGCGCAGCACCTCGACCCGGTCCTTGAGAAAGAACATCATCGCGGTGTTGTCGTTTTCGCCGCCGCCATCCGGTCCGCCGTCGAAGAGGTTGCGGATCGGGTCGATGCAGATGATGTCGACCGGCGCATCCGGGAACACTGCCTGAACAGCGCGCGCCACCCGCACGCTGCCGTCATTGTCGAGCAGCATCTTCAGCTTGGGCGTGGCTATGAGCCTGTCGCGCGCAGCCGCAATGACGGAGGGTGGCAGCGCGATCTGCTTCATCCGCTCACGCAGGTAGTGGTACTGGATTTCAGCTTGGCAGTAGAACACCCGCTGCGGCCGCGGCGGCGTGAAGCCGAGAAACGGCACCCCGGCGGCCATGTGGACGAGCCAGCTGATCAGCAGATCGCTCTTGCCGACCTTTGGGGCACCGCCCAGCACCAGCAAGCCGCCCGGCGTCAGCACGCGCGGCGCGATGATGTCCTCGGGCATCGGGCTGTCGTCATCCAGCAGCGCGCCCAAGGTGAAGGCCGGCATCTCGTTCGGCGCGGGGGCCGCGCTGTCGAGCCGGATGAGCGGGGGGCCGTGCTTTTCGACATGAAGAGCCCAAAGCCGCTCGGACTCGCGCCGGAGCCGTTCCACCGGCCAGGCGGGGCGCAGCATGGCGGCGTTGTAGCCACAGATACCTTCCCAGCCCTCATCCTTCGACATGCGCCCCTCGTGGACCATGCGGATGAAATGCCCGATCGCGGCGCTTGCGCCTTCAAAGCGCGACCAGTCGTCCTGCGCGCCCTCACGCACCGGCGTGGTCAGCACCTCGCCCATTGCGGGTTTGTCCGGTGCGACCGGTGCGACCGGTGCGACCGGGTGGCTGAAATCGGCGCGCAGCGAGATGCCGGGCGCGGGTGGCATGTCGGCGACCGCCTCGATGAATTCGTCCAGATCGCGTTCCAGCGCCGGGTTCAGCGCCACGATCCGGACCTGCGTCTTGAGATTGTTCTTGTAATAAACCGAGCCCGCCACCCGGATCGGCTGGTGGGCCGAGCGAAAGTGCATGTCGCCACCGGCCTTGGCGGCAATGTCGCCGCGCAGGCGGCACACCCGCCGGATATCATCGCCCTCTGCGGGCTCGCTGAGTTTCCACCAGACATGGCACTTGCGCTGGCCCTCTGGCGTGACCCCGCCGCTTTCGACCACCATGGTGGGCATGCCGAGATGACGCTCGAGATGGGCGCGTTTCGCGGCGATGTCACCGCTGTCGATATCGACCACCACGGCCTGCATCTGCAGGATTTCTGCGGCCTTGGCCTGTCCTGCTGCGGCAACCGTGCCGGGGATAACATAGACGGCCGCGCCCTCGCGCGACGCCCAGGTGGCGAAGGTTGCCATCTTGTCGGCGGTGGCGGTATCGGCCTCGATCCAGATGTTATGCGGGCGGCCGTCAATACCCTGGCCCTTGTCGATGAAGCTGCGCACCGGGATCAGCCCGTCGCAGTAGCCAAAGACCACATCCATGAATTGGGCGATCTGCTCCGGATCCGGCTCGTCGCCGAAGATATCCACCTGCGAGACGGCATCGTTGAAATCCCGCCACGGGTTGAAATGCACGATGTTTTCCTTGGGTTCATCGGGCGTCGGGTCGTCGCGCATGGCTGGCTCCTGGTCGGAATCGGATGGCTCGGTGGGCTCGTCGCTCATGTCGGCAACGTCCAGCAGCGTTCGGCCCACGGGCAGAAGCGGCATTCGAAGAAGTCGCGGCTGGTGGCGATGCGCGGCAACAGATCGCCTGCATCGGTGGCCTGAAGGATCCGCACCGCTCGATCCGACATGCGCTGCGCGAGATCGGCATCGAAGGGCACCTGCTCGTGATGCATCTCGGCCGTGTCCTTGTTTATCGCCGTGAACACGGCGGGCGCGGCCGAGATGCCCGGCACGGTCGCTTCCATGTAGGCCTGGTAGATCGCGACCTGGGCGGCATAGACCGGCTTCGACTTCGTCACGCCGTCCTTGACGCAGGCCCGCCAGTTCTTGGCGTTCATGGTCTTGCATTCCCAGAGCGCGGGAACGGCGAGATCGAAGCCCTCGGGCGCCGCGGCGATGATGCCGTCGACATGGCCCCGGATGCGCCCACCCGCGACGGAAAAGCCGAACTGGCCGCCATCGGGCCGGTTCCCTTTCCGGGTGTAGAGATCAAAACCCGCGCCGCGCAGCCAGGCCACCGCCAGATCCTCAAGCGCATGGCCGATGGCGAAGATGCGCAGCAACTGCCCGGAGAACTCCTGACCGTTCGCCGGGGAAACGGTCCCCCGGACCGTTTCCTGGCCCGGCTTACCCTTCGGGGCGTGGGTGAATTCGAACTGCAGTGCGCGTTCGCAGGCATGGCCAAGGCGCGAGCCGCCGAGATAATCGCGTGGGGTGCTTGCGGCGTTTTTGGCGGCCAGCGCCGCATCGACAGCGGCGTTCACCTTCTCGGCGAAGTTGGGCCGGTGGTTGAAATCCAGCATCAGAAGGGGATCTCCGACTGGCTGGTGATCGCCCGCATCTCGGCGCGAAATGCCGCGACGGTGGTGACGATCAGGCGCTGCATGTCATTGGCCGTCAGGCTGGCGAGCGGGCGATCCCAGCCGATGCGCTCCATCTCGGGGCCAAGCGCGCGCATCACGGCGGGCAGTGCCTGCGTTTCCTCTTCGGTGAAATCGACCATGCTCAATCCTTTCAAGGCTTTTCGGGTGAAGGCCGCCTGGCAGCCCATGGAGCAGAACCAGCGGCGGGTACGGTGAGCCGGATCAGGAAACGGTCCGGGGGACCGGTTCCCCGGCGAACGGCGCGGCCGGTGGGGATCGAACCAGCCGAAGCCGCGGGTGCGGGATGTGCAGACGGCGCAGAGGATCGGATGCGGATGCCAGAGGCGATCACGGCCCGGTCGATCCAGAGCCAGTTCGGGCGGGGGTGCTATTTGCGCGACATCACTCATGCGGCCCGCCGCGTGTCGGGGGCGGCGGCCATGATCAGCTGCCGGATCGCCCGCTTATTGAAGGTGAAGGTCATCAGCGCCGAGGCATGATAGCGGGTCAGGCCGAAATCCTGGCGATAGGCGGGCGGCAGATATTGCAGCTGCTTTTCGGTGGCGGCCTGGTTCAGCCAGCCGCGCGTCTTGAAGGCGCTCTCATCAGTCTCGGCCTCGTTCAGCCAATCATCTGCTTGGGCGAGGCAGACGGTCCGCTCGCCGATGCCCAGCAGGCGGGGCGTCTGGCCACGCGCGCCGCCCACGGCATGCCAGCGGCCCTCCAGAAAGAAGATACCGCCCCAGGCGGTGAAGCCGTTGGCCATCAGCGCGTCATCGGCCCCGAAGAGATCGATCCAGGCGAAACTTGACCGCTTCAAGAGATCAATCTCCGTCATGATGAAGCCAGTCAGGCTGCCATCGGGGGCGGTGACACTTCTTGCCTCATCGTCGGGCTCAATCAGCACTTCGCCGCAGAGCGGGCATTCAAAGCAGGCCAGTGGAATGTCGGCCCCGCAGGCCGGGCAGACCTTGGTCGGGGCCTCGCCAATCTCGGTCTTGCCTTCGAGATCGACATCCTGTTCGAGCGATCCGTGGATCAGGCTCGATGTGCCGAAATCCAGCACAACGCAGTCGGTTTTGACGACGCCGGGATGTTCCTCGGGATCGATGGTGCGCAGCCCGCGCCCGACCATCTGGATCATGGTCGATTTGTAGGATGAGGGCCGCAGCAGCACGACACAGGCCGTCGGCGGGTGATCCCAGCCTTCGGTCAGCACCGCCACGTTGGTGATGACGCGGATTGCGCCGCGGGCAAAAGCGGCCAGAATGTTGCGGCGCTCATCAGAGGGCAGATCTCCATGGATGAGACCAGTTGGAATGCCAGCCGCGTTGAAGGCCTCGGCCACATGCATGGCATGGGCCACCGTCGAGCAGAACACGACCGTCTGGCGGTCGCCTGCCTTTTCCTTCCAGTGCTGGATCACCTCCTCGATGATCGGCGCGCGATCCATGATCTCGGCCACTTCGCCCATGTCGAAATCAGACGCCGTCTTGCGCACCGCGCGCAGCTTGTCCTGCACGCCGACATCGATGACGAAAGTGCGCGGTGGCACCAGATGGCCCGAGGCGATCAACTCGCCCAGACGCACCTGGTCCGCGACATTGTCGAACACCTCGCGCAGACCCTTGCGGTCACCCCGGTTCGGGGTGGCGGTGACGCCGAAGATCCGGGCGTCGGGGTTGGCAGCGCGGACATGGTCGATGATGCGACGGTAGCTGGCCGCCACCGCGTGATGCGCCTCGTCGATCACCAGCAGATCAAGCTTCGGCATGGTAGCGAGATTGCCGGTCCGTGCCAGCGTCGGCACCATGGCGAAGGTCACCTGACCCGCCCATGACTTCCCGTTGGCATCGACCACCGACGTCGTCAGGCCCGGATTTACCCGGCCGAACTTGCCCCGGTTCTGATCCGTCAACTCGTCGCGGTGGGCCAGCACGCAGGCTTTGGCGGCGCTGTCGCCGATCACCTCCCCGGTGACCGCCGACAGCATGATCGTCTTGCCAGCACCCGTGGGCGCGATACCCAGCGTGTTGCCGTGGGCGTCAAGGGCTGCAAGGCTGCGCTCGACGAAGGTTTTCTGGCGGGGACGCAGTCGCATGATCGCTCCCCTTACTGCGCCCAGCTGGGACGCCCGGAAAAACCGGGGGTCGCACCGGTCACACCGGTCGCAGGGGTTTGCGGCGTCTGCTGCCCAGGCGCGGGTGCTGCGTAGCCGGGGGCCAGGGCGGCGTAGCCCTGCTGCGGCGCGCCCGTTACCGGGGGCTGGCCGTATCCCTGCATCGGAGCAGCCCCGCCATGGCCCATGAACTGCGCATAATCGCGATGGCTGGGTGTGACGGCAGAGCGGACCTCGTTCTTGTCCTCGCCGTTGGTGTCGGAACCGATGTCCATCCGGGCGATGAACTCGATCCCGTCCAGTTCGACAAAGCCGCTGATCCGGCGTTTGGCTTGCGCCTGCGCCGAATTGTCCTTGTCATCGATGCCACGCGCCGAGTTCAAGATGCCCTTGATCAACCCGCGCCCGGCGTTGCCCCAGTCCGGGCCCTTGGGGCTGTATAGCCCGATCAGCGACCAGATCTTGCGCTTGGCGTAAGCGCCTTCGACCACGGTATATTCGGCGTCGAGATAGACAGCGCCGGTCGCGCCGCGCTTGGCATAACCGCCGGTCCAGCCCTGCGACGGATCATCGAAGCCGCCGGGGCGGATGGTCAGACGCACCTTGGCCAGCGTGCCT